TCAGTCGCTCTAAGCAGTGCAATGACATCCACATGAGGGGCATCAAAACCAGTCGTTAAAACTGCCACATTAACGATATATTTTATACGTTTGTTTTTAAATCGCTTTAGTATCGATTCTCGCTCTTTTTTCGGCGTTTCACCCGTCACCATGGAACTAAACTCTGGTGGTAATGAAGCTATAATCTCATCTGCGTGCTGTATAGTTGCAGCGAAAAACATAACTCCTTGGCGGTCTCTGCTCTTTTGCACAACTTCATTTACTATCGCGGCTGTTTTTCGACCGTGTCCTAAAAATGCCTTATCAATTTGCTCACTATCAAACTTTCCCATTTTATTAACTGTGAGATTTGAAACATCGTAAGCCTCGCCTCCAATTTCACTAACAACTGGTTTTGTGAGATATCCCATTTCTATAAGCTGTGGAGCTGTTACTTTGTATAGCAGCTTAAAAAAAAACGGGTTTACACTTTCATTTTCGCAAACTGGATTGTTTTTTTCGTCTATTTTGTAAATGTATCCGCTGCCCATGCGGTATGGTGTAGCTGTCATTCCTATCACTCTAATTTTTTTGTTTATGCTTTTAAAGTGTTCTATTATTGTTTTGACCGATGGTGTTATCTTGTGTGCTTCGTCTATTATGATTGCGGCAAACTTATCACCAAACTTATCAATACTATTTTTAACGCTTTGCGGCGTCGCAAACACGACGGGATGTTTTAAACATTTAAGCCCAAGCGACGCACTGAATGCACTAGCTGGGTTCCCTGTTTGAAGATATTTCTCTCTGTTTTGTTCCAGAAGCTCTTTTGATGGAACTAAGCAAAGAATTCTTTTGCCTTTGCTTATTCTGTGTATCGTTTGTGCAAGCTCTGCGACTATGATGCTTTTTCCTGCACCAGTGGCGAGTTCTAACAAGCAAGGCTCTATAGAGTTTTTTATAAAATCAATAGCGGCATCGTGTGCCTGCTGCTGATACGGTCGCATTTTTAGCATTTATTTTATCGCCCAATGCTCAGACGGGTTTCCGCGATACGGCTCAAGGTTTGCTTCTGGCAAAAGCTCTTTAAGTGCTTTCGCATAGCTAATAGAGCCTTGTTTTGAAACTTTGTAAAGCTTGTGACCTGCTATCTCGCCGCCCTTATTGTCTGTAAGTGATATAAGACCGCTCATAATGGCTTTTTTATCTTCTTCTAGCTTTTTGATTTTCTCTGATATGGATATGTAATCCAACATCATATCATCAAGCTCTTTTGAGTCGTGCTTTTTGTATTTATCTCCTAAAAAATGCTCTAAATCTTCTGTTTTTTGGCTTATTGTATTCAGATAAACATCGTAAAACTCTAAGCACTCTTTTATCATTTTTTTTATCTCTTTTTCATTGCGTTTCACTATCTCTAGTTTTGTAGCAAGTGGAGACCACTGGAAAAAATAGCACTCTTTTTTGTTTGTACAAAACAGTTGCATTTGAATTTGATAGTAGTAATGTTTTTGTTCTTCTATTGATTTAAAATCTCCGCCATTTCGCAATCCATACGGGCACTTTATCTCAATTAGTCTCCCATCGCTTACATATCCATCTGGCGAGGCGCCCATAAAATCATATTTTTCACTAACGACAAAAGGAGCTGATTTTACACTAAGCCCTGTTTCCATTTCAAACTCTGCTATTGCACCGCTCTCGTGGAATGTTCCGTACTCAGTTGCTGCATTTCCGCTAAACTCGCTAGACGCGTTATGATATTCACGAATCATTCTTCGCATTACATCATTCCGCGTTTGGTATGGGGCTAACCCCATAATGGCACCTACAGCCGAAGCTGTGATTCGACCCTTTCGCTGCTCAAACCATTTCTCGCTTCTTTGTTCTACATTAGAATGCAAACGCTGCATCTGATTCGTCCTCTTCGCTCATAGCTATGTTCTCAGCCTCAACTTTAATAACTTTGTCTGGAACTCCATCGCCCTTTGGTTTTACTGCTGCAATCCAATTTCCCTCTCTATCGCTGCCATCATCTCCCTGCATTTTCCAAACCTGCACATTAATTTGCATAAGTTTATTGCATAAAGCTTTTTGCAGCTCTGTAGCAGTTGGCGCACCTTGCAACTCGTGAAGATTTCCTTTTGCGTTATAGTTGATTGCTAGAAGCATATTTTGAGCTTTTTTAGCTTTGTTTTCGTCGTTTTCATAAACTTTTATTTTTTGAAAAATAACACGGTTTTTATATTCCGCTGGTTGTAAAACTTTCCACTTGAGTGATATGTATTCCTCGTCTTTGTATTCATCCCATTTCGCTTCTTCTATCATTGCTATACAGTTTGTATTAGATGGAATCACTTCGACTTTGCCTTGAAGAGTGAAATCTCCACTTTTTACCTCTTTATCATCTACTAGCCAAAAATTACTCATTATTTATCCTTTGTTGTTTTATTTGTTACAGTTTGAGTGTTTAAAACACTAACATATTTCGCCAGTGGATTAATCCCTTGTTTCACTTCAATATCGTCTGTTATTCCATAACGATTCTTAGACACATTAGCCGCGGTTGCGTATGTTACTAAAATACGAGTTCCATCACTTATAGCTTTTTTTCTCTCACCGTCGCCTGTCGTGAATGTTTGCAGCTTGATAAATCCAACCAAATCAACATCATCTACATATGGCGCTACTGATTTTTTACCTAACCTCAAGTTATATCTTGTGTATGGGTCACTATCTGGAAGCTCAATAGTATCTGTATCAGCATGAGCGATAAACACAACATTAACGCCATTATTAACAAGCAGTGCTGCTGCTTTACGCACTCTTTGATGAAGAGCCGCGACGGCTTGCAATCCTGCGCCATATCCGCCAAGAGCTTGGTTAATTGTTTTTGGTTGTTTAGGGTCGCTCGCAACAACTTCATCAATAAACATCCTCTCCAGAGCTGTAACAGAGTCAATTACAACTGTTTTGTAATTATGTTTCTCATTTATGAGAGCCTTTAATTGTTCCCACAGCTGTGAAGTGCTTGACAGCAACGGGAACGCATCAGGTCTACTATCAAGTGGAATACTTTGAAGTCCATCTTCTGCACGAATGAAGATAGGCTCTGGGAATGTAGCCGCGATGCTAGTTTTACCAAGTCCTGCGTCGCCTAGTATAGTGGCGATTATAGGTCGGTCGTTCGGTTTGCTTATTGTATCCAGTAAGCTCATTTTGTTTCCTTTTTGTAAATCCCACTCGCTCTAATTTGGAGCGGTTCACGTTGTTAATTTACGGTTAAGGCTTTTAGGTCTTAATCGTTATAAGTATTATAATCTTATAATAATTAATCTATGCTTAAAGCTTGAAATATTTAACCGTCGTTTGCCCTCGTTGTGGCTTTATTTCGCGCTGCTCAATTTGTTTGTTTTCCACAAGATGATTAATCGCCGATTCTATGTTTTCTACTTTATAGTTTCGTATTTTGTTCTTAAGCTGCGCCATCGATACGCCAGTGTCTGCATCTAATATTGTCATAATGCGACTTAAAAGCCCCTCTCCAGTGGCTTGCATTGTGTTTGCGGCCGTTAATAGGATTTTGTCGTGCATATCTTTTTTTACATACTCAAACGCCCACAAAATAGCCTCTTCTGTTATCTCATTTTCACCAGCACTTAGAACTAAGCTTAGCTTATTTACCATCTCGGCACCACGCCTAGTGTATGCCACAAAGCCTTGATTTTCTTTTTGTTCTTCGCCCATATGCCAAAAATCGTCTTGAATCTGCTTTAGTAATGCTTTACATTTTTCACTTACTGGCATATGTATTTTTTCGCCTTGCAATTCAACTCTGTAGAATTTATCGCTATGTCCTGCGAAATACAAGTTTTTTAGTATTTTTGCAATTTGCTTAAGCTCTTCATCATCTTTAAAGTCGCTTGAATCGTACCAATCTTTTGCTCGTGGATTGTCATCCATTTCACGCACAATCAAAGCCCTTGCAAAAAAACCGCTATCTGCTAAATCTTCATCGAGTAAACCATTAAACTTCGTCGGTGCTGTAAAGCCTAATATGTTTACAAATGGATTACTAATACCACTAGCTAAGTCATCATATCTTCTCTTTAGGCTGTCTAACTCTGCCTGATTCATATCATTAAATTCATTCTCTTTTTTTTGTTTCTCATAAAACGCTATTTTTTTCAACAAGTCTTCTCTGAACGTTTTTCTGTGAGTATTTGGAATCAAGAACAAACCATTGCTTTTCGAATAAACGTTCATCAATGCACCGATTAAACCCTCTAAGTGGCTACTTCCGCCGCCGCGTTTACGTGCATTTTGTATTTTATTAAGTGTCTCACCGAACTCATCGATATTGTATAGTGCCATTTGATGATCTACGATGTTACGTGCTACTTCTTGTTCTGAAATGATATTACCGTGCACGCAAGATGCAACTCCTGTCTCTCTCATGAGAGCGTTGTAGCACTGCATAACGTTCTCTTTCCCTGTTCCACTTCCGGCCACACAAAACATAAAGAGATTTCCAGCTGTGTTATTCAGCCCTCTATATCTAAGACCTATTGTGGATGAAACAGCCATTAATGCAGCTGCGACTGCTATATTTTCGCGTGGGTATTGAGAGCGGCTATTAATCCATTTAGTGATTCTGCCAACAAGCCCCACTGGCTCAAACTGATTAAACTCTGTTTTAGTTGTGGGTTTTTTCGTCCAGTCTATCGAGCTTGGAATTGTTTCGATTTCAATATTGTTTTTCAGCACATATCCATTTTGTTTCGCTAAATGAATCAATGTGCCAACGGTTACAACATTAGCGGATTTACCAAAGCTCTTCCATTTTTTTTCCCAACTTTTACCACTGCTCTTAGGACTCTTCGAACTCCACTGCGTCCACAAGTTGAATCCGCCTCCATTTGTGGCATGATGAATGCTCATCCCTACTTGTAGCCACTCGTCGTGAGTAAAGCTGCTACCATCGATAAAGTCAAGCATATCTCCTATATCGGCATCACTAAGTATTATTTTTTGTCCTTCATAGTTTGAAGTGTGTCTCACAACTTCTTTTGCTTCAAGCAGTGCAATAAGACTACTCGGTGCATCTTGGATATCGCTAGGCTCTCCATGAACTGCTACATATCTGCGACCGCTTTTGTGCTTACTTCCAGCACCGACGACAAACCCGCTGCTTTTAAAATCTATCCCTTTAAAATCGGGGTGGTGGCTATTTATTTTTTTTGTTTTTGGGTTTTTGAAATATAGATGCCTAGAGCCGCCGCCACTGCCCGTTTCTACAATAAACTCACAGTCTAGTATTTCTGGGCATCTCTCTACTAGCTTGGCATAACTTTCCAACCCGCCATTACGTGCATCCACATCGATTACGATTAAGTCGTTACATAAAACGCCGTAGCCTGTCGCAAAAGAATCTGTTAATTCCATTACTTCGAGTTGTTCTTCACTCCATACTGGCGTATTTTGCCAACTGCTATTTTTTGGGTGTTTATAAAGAGCATCACACTTTGGATTAAGACACTCGCAAAAACCATCGGTTGTTACCCCGTGCAATCCAAACACTGGTATACCCATATCATTAAAATCACGATAAAGCACTTTTAAGCCTTTTTATCAGTAATCAATACCCAAAGCCCACCCTGCTCGTCTTTTGATGTTTTATAGCTAGTTCCAGTCTTTTTAAGTGCGTCGTGCATAATCGCACGCATATGGATTATGTTTTTCCCGAAATAATCCAAATCTATCTGAAACGAATCTCCTATTTTTTTTGCACGAAAAATATCGCGTATCTCTTTGCGGATGTTTATAGTCTTGTGTTTTTGATTAAATGGGTTCATCTAATTTCCTTTTTGTTATTTTGTTTTTAGCAATTATAATACTTATAAGCTTAAAGTTTGGCTTATCTCTCTTTGTTTTAGTTTTTCTACTGTCTCTAAAAAATCGTCAAGTGTCTTATAATCGCTTATTAACATTCGTTTGTAATATCCAAGATAACACTCTTTTTTATAATCGAATATTGCACCTGTGCCATCTGGAAACGCTAAAACTTGCTTTCTTCTCCACATGTGGTCTTTGTAAAGGCTCTTGTGAATCATCATAATGCTTTTTGAGTTAAACTCACGATCATATATTTCAATTGATATTTTTTTGTCAATTAGTAGTAAGTCGTTATATCTTCTTGTGAACTTCTCTCTAGAGTTAAGAAACTCTTCGGATACTGTAACTCCAGCACCGCCATAGAGATAATATTCTGGATGATTTTCTTTGTAGCACTTCTTTATCATGTCATTGTATGCTCTATCTGCTCTCGTGTCGCTTTTTTTATATGTAGTTCTAGGAAGTTTTTGCTTTGGCTCCTTAGGTGGTTTTGGCACACCGCCTCCCTTTCTGCAACTTTGGCAATATTTTGTTTTACCTTTTTTCGCATTGTTTATTATCGCCTCAAACTCACTACTGCATTTCATACACTCAAATATTCCATAGCGATATCTTTTTCCGCCATTTGGATTGTCTCTCAATCCTAAGTCTTTGATTTGTTTTGGTATTTGCATTTTATGTTCCTTGTTTTGTTTATAGAATAGTACCTACTTTTTTATTAACTTTAGTACTACCTTGATTTTTTTTAATTATATTCAAAAGTATATTCATTTTTTTACTACAATTTAAAGCCCCTATTTTACGGGGTTTGGTGCTTGTTTTTAATTAATTTATTTTAAATATTATTTTACACCTTTAATAGAGATATTATTTATTCTAGAAGATGGTACTACTCAAAAGTTTTATAATTTTCTCTATAGGGTGTTTCGGTAGTACCTAGAAGAGAACAGAGTATATATAATATAATATATATATAATTAATATAATAATAAATATTAGTTAAAAGCCCCTCTCTGTGGGCTCTGGAAATTATATGATGGTGTGAATAAAATTAAATATCGTTTTAATATTATTTTGGTTAGAGTGGTTTAGGTGGGTATTGTTGTTACTTTAGCGATGTTTAACAATATTTTTGTTATAATCGTTA